TCTTTACTACTTTAATTCAGTTGAATTACTTCAATACACAATGACGAAGAGATATTTGGAAGATATTGACTTTTTATTAACCACAGATAAACAAATAAGATTTAACAAGAGACAGAATAGGTTATATTTAGATATTGATTGGAAATCACAGTCAAAGGATACTTTTTTAGTTATTGATTGTTTTAGAGCACTAGATCCTACAGAATTTACAAAAGTTTTTAATGATAGTTTCTTAAAAAGATATCTAACACTTTTAATTAAAAGACAGTGGGGTTTAAATATGATGAAATTTAGTGGAACTCGATTACCAGGTGGAATTGAGTTAAATGGTAGACAATATTACGAAGATGCTGAAAGAGAACTGGCAGACATAAAACAAAGAATGTCTCTCGAATACGAGTTGCCACCTCTCGATTTTATAGGATAGTGACACATGGCATTAAATCCATTTTTTCTACAAGGATCTAAAACCGAACAGTTTTTACTGCAAGATGTAATTAATGAGCAGTTAAAAATTTACGGTATAGATGTTTATTATCTACCTAGAAAAATTTTTAAAACTGATAATATCATTCGAGAAGTTCAATCATCAAAATTTGATGATTCTTTTATTCTTGAAGCATATTTAAATAACTATGAAGGTTATAATCCAAATAGCGATTTAATGACTAAGTTTGGATTAAGATTAACAAACGAGGTAAGTCTAACAATATCAAGAGAAAGATTTGAAGAATTTGTAACACCATTTCTAGAAGGTCTTTCATCAGGTATTAAAGATGGTTTAATAACTGATTATACTTTTGAGGATTTAATCAATCGACCAAAAGAAGGAGATTTAATTTATTTTCCTCTTGGTGAAAGGTTATTTGAAATTAAAAGAGTTGAATCAGAAAAACCATTTTATCAATTAGGTAAAAATTATACTTATGAACTAAGTTGTGAATTATATGAATATGAAAACGAACTTATCGACACTTCAATTGATGAAGTTGATAATACTGTTGAAGATGAAGGATATATTACAACTGTTAACTTAGTTGGAGCTGCACTTACAGCATCAGGAACTGCTGTAATAGGTGGAACTGGAATGATTGGATTTATATCATTGACAAATGATGGTTTTGGTTACAAAACTGCACCATCAGTTGAAATATCACCGCCAGCATCTGGATCAAGAGCAACAGCAGTTGCAATCACAACGTCCTCTGGTGGTGTTAAGTCTCTGAAAGAAATAAGAATCTTGAATCCTGGTTCTGGATATGATGCAAGTAATCCACCATTAATTATTTTGAATGGTGGTGGAGGTGCTGGTGCAGCAGTTACATTTGGAATTGTTGATAGTGGTATTTCAACAATATCTAATCTTGTTAGAGGTAAGGGATATTATGTTGCACCTACAGTCACATTTACTGGATCAACTGGTATCGGAGGTACAACTGCAATTGCGACAGCTGTCATTGATGATGCTGGTGCAATAGATAGAGTTGAATTTAATAACGTTGGTTCTGGATATACAGTTGCTCCAACAATAGCATTTTCTGGTATTTCAACGACTGGAATTGGAACATATCTCTATAATGAAATTGTTACTGGAGAAAAATCAGGAACTACTGCAAGAGTTAGAAACTTCAAGAAACGTGTTGATATAGATGCTGTTAATCCACCAATTGAACTACAAGTATCTCTAAATAGTGGAAGATTTAGTGCTGGAGAGGTAATTGTAGGAACTATCTCATCGGCTAGATATGTTGTAGAATCTTACAGTGATGACAGTTTTGACAACGCTTTTGACTCAAACAAAGAGATAGAAGGCGAAGCATTAAATTTACTTGACTTTACTGAGAACAACCCATTTGGAGATTATTGATGTTAGGTACTTATTATTATCACGAAATTATCCGTAAAACGATTATTGGTTTTGGTACATTATTTAATGATATTTTTATTAAACATGAAAATATTGATGATACTACATTAGATCAAACTAAAGTTGGTCTTGCCTATGGACCACAACAAAAGTTCTTTGCAAAAATTAGAGAGCAAGCAAACCTAACAAAAGCAGTTGCTATAACATTACCTAGAATGTCATTTGAAATGACATCAATTCAATATGACGCAACTCGTAAATCTGGTATTACTCAAACATTCAAGGCATCTGATGGTACAAACTTGAAAAAGGTATTCATGCCTGTACCATATAATATTGGATTTGAACTTAGTATATTTTCAAAATTAAATGATGATGCTCTACAAATCATCGAACAGATATTACCATTCTTTCAACCATCTTTTAATATTACGATCAATTTAGTCAGTTCAATTGGTGAAAAGAGAGATGTTCCAATTGTTTTAGATAACATTTCATTTAGAGATGAGTATGAGGGAGACTTTACAACAAGAACAGCATTAATATACACATTACAATTTACTGCAAAGACATATCTATTTGGTCCTGTTGCGGATACAAGTGATGGATTAATTAAGAAAGTTCAGGTTGATTATGCAGCAGATACTGCAGCATCAGCAAGAAGACAGATGCGTTATGTCGCTACACCAAAAGCACTTAAAGATTACAATAACGATGAGACCACAACAATTACAGAAAATCTAACAACTACTGAAACTAGAATAAGTGTAACATCTTCTGCTTCACTTAGTGTTAATGATCGAATTGTAATTGATAGTGAAATTATGAAAATATCACAGATAGTAGATTCCACCACTATTATTGTGAAGAGAGGATTTGATAGTTCAATCCCTGCACAACACACAGCAACTACGTTTATAAATCTATTAACAACTGCTGATGATGCTGCAATTGTTCCAGGTGATGACTTTGGATTTAATGAATTTGAATCATTCTTTGATGATGGCAAATCATACAGTCCTACAAAACAAAGTGATGTATAATGAATACCATGTCTAGTTACGATCCAATTGATGAAGCATTGAATACTCACACTGAGGTTGAAGCGATTGTGCCTTCAAAGAAAGATGTTAAATTAGAAAAGAAAGAAAAAAAATCTGAAGATATTGAAAAAGATTATGAATACACTCGTGCTAACTTATATTCTCTGATTGAGAAGGGACAAGAGTCACTCAATGGTATATTAGAACTTGCGGGAGAAAGTGCAAGTCCAAGAGCATATGAAGTTGCAGGACAGATAATCAAATCAGTTGCAGACACAACAGATAAGTTATTAGATTTGCAGAAGAAGGTAAAGGAAGTGGATGAAGATAAGAAACAAACAACAAATACAGTTACCAATAATGCTTTATTTGTAGGGTCAACATCAGACCTATCAAAAATGATAAAGAAACAATTTCTAAATAATAAAGATAACACCAAATAGTAATCAAATGAAAAATGAATCTATAGATATTGAAAACTCTGATGGAAATTTGTATGCTAAAGTAATTGATATTTTAGGTCCAGCACATATGAGACCTGTTGTATCAAATGGTGTATGGAAAGGAACTGAGCAAATATCTGAAATGAATGGTCAAGAGGAAGAACCTCCGAAAGAAGATCCAGCAATAAAAGCAAAACAGAAGAGGGCTGACCAAATTAAAAAACAAGTATTGCTTAAAAAAATACAGGCAGTAAGGTCTGGTGCAGGAGAAAATATAATGGCATCATATGAACCGTCAAATTGGAGAGCAGATAAAAATATGAGAATTAATAAGTTGATGGATAGGTAAACATCATGTCTGATAATGTATATCTTGGTAATCCTAATTTAAAAAAAGCAAATACACCGATAGAATTCACTGAAGAGAATGTCATTGAATTTGTAAAGTGTAAGAATGATCCTGTTTATTTTGCAAGAAAATATATAAAAATCGTATCTCTTGATGAGGGACTAGTTCCTTTTAACATGTATGATTTTCAAGAAAAGTTAATTGATAGATTTCATAAGAATAGATTTAATATATGTAAAATGCCTCGACAGACGGGTAAATCTACAACCTGTATATCGTATCTTCTACATTACGCAGTCTTTAATGACAATGTTAATATCGCAGTTCTAGCAAACAAAGCATCAACTGCCCGTGATTTGTTGGGTAGATTACAACTTGCTTATGAAAATTTACCATCTTGGATGCAACAAGGTATCATATCTTGGAACAAAGGTTCATTAGAATTAGAAAACGGATCGAAAATATCAGCAAACTCTACATCATCATCTGCTGTTCGTGGTGGATCTTACAACGTCATATTCTTAGACGAGTTCGCATTCATACCGAATCATATTGCGGATGATTTCTTTGCATCTGTATATCCTACAATTACATCAGGACAAAGCACAAAGGTCATTATAGTTTCTACCCCTCGTGGTATGAATCATTTTTATAGATTGTGGCATGATGCAGAGAGAGGTAAGA